ACCGCACCACCAGTTATACCGTGTCCTCCCCGGAACCTTCCGCATCGACGCAAGGCAGTGTGGAAGAGAGCAAGCACATCACCCTGGAAGTAGGCGGCGGCTCCCCCATTCAAATCAGTGGCGGCAGCGGAATCAGTCAGGACGATGTTGTGGAGATCCTCATTACCAATTTGCGCCCCGCTCTTATCAACATCGTCAAGGACGAAATCTTTGAGGAGGGGGACGGCAGCTATGAACACTAACTACCAAATGTGGATCACCGGCAATGCAGAGCAAGAGAAGCTGCAGATTCCCGTTCTCCCGGAAAAGTTCACCGTCAGTATCGGCAGCAAGAATACTTCTGTTGATGTGACGGGGCTGGGCGAGATCACGATAAAGCAATCTCGCCCAGCCTATCAGTTCTCTTTCAGCAGCTTCTTCCCGTCCACCAAGTTTCCGGGGATCGAAAACATAACGCTCTCCGACCCACAATCCTGTGTGGAGCGCATAAAGAGTTGGATTGATGGGGACAAACCTGTCCACGTTATCATTACCGGGGCCAACGTGAACGCCTACTGCACCATCGAAAAGTTCACCCACTACGAGCAGGGCGGTGACGTTGGAACCATTTACTACGACCTGTCCCTGAAAGAGTACAGAGAAGTCACTGTGCGTCAGGTCACGGTGCAGGCCGAGACACAGACGGCCACGGTGGAAAATACGGAGACCCGCGTTGATAATACCGTTGCTCCAAAGACCTATACGGTCAAAAAAGGGGACTGCTTGTGGAATGTCGCCAAAGCCCTTTACGGTAGCGGCGCAGACTACACCAAGATCTACGAGGCCAACAAGGACACCATCGGCGGCAATCCCAATCTGATTTATGCCGGCCAGGTGTTGACTATCCCATAAGGAGGCGAATGCTATGTCGGAAGGTATTAGCCTCACCGTGTACCCGAACGCAGGTGGCGGAGGGAAAGACATCACCCAGCTTGTGGACAGCATCACCTGGGCCGGGCGCCGGGGAAGTCCTTCCCGTACCCTCACGGTCAATCTGCTTGACGATGACGGCTACTGGCACGAACGCAGCGGCATTGATGTGGAGGACGGCTGGCAATGCCTGTTCCGATATAAGGGGCAAGAGCTTTTTCGGGGCATTTTTATGAATCAATCCACCAGTCAGGCCAAAACCGGCAGCCTCAAGGCGTACGACAACGGCATTTATCTGAGCAACAATCGGGACACCTTTGTCTATGAGAGCAAGACAGCTGATGCGGTTTTCCGTGATGTCTGCACACGGTTTGGCCTTCCTATCGGGGACGTGGCCTCATGCGGCTATACCATCCCCGACCTCACCAAGAAGAAAACCACCGGCTGGGACGCCGTAGAGGACGCCTTGAGCCTCGAATATGACAATACCGGAACACGCTTCTTTGTGGTCAGCGACAAAGGCTCAATGTGCCTCCGAAAGCGCAAAGAGAACATTGTCCAGTGGGTGCTTGAAACGGGTACCAATGTTTCCAAGTACAAGTACAGCAAATCCATTGAGAATGTCCGCACCCGCATCAAGCTGTTGAGCGACGAGGGGACGGTCTTGGCCGAAGCCACCGACCCGGCGCTTGAAGCAAAAATCGGCATTATGCAGGAGGTGGACACCCCGGACGAAACGCTCAACAGCGCCCAAATCACCGCCCTGGCAAAGTCCATGCTGCAGGAGAAGAAAGTGCCGCAGCGCACCCTTGCTCTCTCCGATATTCTCGGCATCCCGGACGTCATTTCCGGCGTGGGCGTGTTCATCATTATCCCACACATAGGGATCAGCCGTTCTCTCTATGTCGATACCGACAGCCACACGTTCAAGGACAACAGACACACAATGAGCCTCGACCTGTCTTGGGCGGCGGATATTTCGTAGGAGGTGGAAATGTGGCGAACTCAAATGGCAGCGGAAACGAAACCAGCATCAAGCAACTAATCCAGAGCTTGATACCGGACGGAGACGAAATTATGGAGGGAACGGTCATTCAGACCGGCCCGCTCAAAATCCAGATGACCAATGACGAAAAACTTATCATCAATGAGCGTATCACGATCGTCCCGTGGCATCTCACGGACTATACCACCACAGCCGACATCCTCAAGGATGAGGGCACGCTGGACAGCCAGACGTTTCAGGACGGAAGCCACGGAGGACACACGGGCGGCGATGGCACCCACATCAATCATCTGGACACTTTTAACCTACACAAAGGCACCATCAAGGTCTACAACGCACTCAAAAAGGGCGAGAAGGTCCATGTGCTTTCTCTCAATCACGGGAAACTCTACTATGTGTTGGACCGGGTGGCTGGTCAGGTGGTGAAGTAATGGCGGAAAGCGTATATATCCCGCTCGCCGTATCCACGGTGCAGGAAGCGGCGGAGCTGCCCTCCAAGACCTACCGCCTGGATTTGGAGGAAGGGCGCATCCTTGGGATGGTGGATGGGCAAGAGGCTGTCAGGCAGGCCATTCATAAGGCCATCATCACCCCCCGCTGGAAATGCCTCATATACGACAATCAGTACGGCAGCGAGATAGAAGCCGCCGTGATCCAAAGCCACGGCAGTGCTTCGCAGGACTATATCAAGACTGTTGTCCCTGGCTTTGTCCGCGACGCACTCCGTCCCGATAAACGCATTTCAAAGGTCAGCAACTTCGTCTTTGCGTTCTCGGACGAGGAAAAGGCGGAATATTTTCCTGACCTGGTCCAAGCCCTGGAGGGTGACGAGGTTGGCGGAGATAGTATTTTCGTATGCTTTGACGCAGAAACCATCTACGGCGCCGTCAAGGTGAAGGAGGTGATTTGATGTTTGAAGACAGAAGCTACGAAAAGCTGATGACAGAAACTCTGGCAATGGCCCCGGAGGGAATAGATACCCGCCAGGGCAGTATCTTCTATGACGCTGTTTCGGCCACAGTCAACAAGATCGCAAAGCTCTATACCGACCTTGACCGGGTATTTGAAATCGTCTTTATTGTCACAGCTACCGGCGAGTATCTTGACCTCAAGGCGGCAGAATATGCTATGAGCCGCAACCAGGCCACACCCGCCAAGTACATCTTCGCTTATACAGGGAACCGCCCCGCTGCCGGATGGAGATTTTTCCATCAGGACAGCGGCTTTTATTTTACACTCCGTGAGGACGAGAAAGGGACGCTATACCTGGAGGCCGAGGAACCTGGGACGGCCTGCAACTATATCCAGAGCGGCGATATTGCTGTTCCCTGCAATACGGTCCAGGGCATGACGTCTGCCGCCTTCGGGGACATCTACGGCGAGGGATACGGTACAGACACCGAGGATGACGAGCATTTGCGCAGCCGCGTATTGGAGAAGATCGCAGGGCCAGCGGAGAACGGAAATCGGCAGCACTACAAGACGTGGTGCGAGAGTGTGGACGGCGTGGGCCGGGCCATCATCTTCCCCCTGTGGTACGGAGAGAACACCGTCAAAGCTGTCCTTGTCTCCCCCGACGGCCTTCCTGTGGCCGACGGCGTAGTGGATGAGGTCCAGCGATATATCGACCCGGCGGACCAGGGCATGACGGTTGAGGTAGACGGCAAGACCTACGTTTTTGGAGATGGCTATGGAAATGGCGTCGCCAATGTGGGCGCACACTTTACCGCCGTTGCCGCGACCCCGCTCTATATCAAGGTTTCTTTCCGAGTTGAAATGCCCGCCAGCCAAACCCTGGAGAATGTCACGAGCGCCGTCAGCGAAGCTGTCACAGAGTATCTCAAAAACCTCGTGCTTGACGCCAAAGACGATGAGACCATCATCGTCCGGATCAGCGCAATCGGCGCCATTCTTTCCGGGCTTTCTGCTTATCTCGTTGATTATAGCAACCTCCTAATCAACGACGCGGAATCCAACATCCGACTGGCTGCCGACGAGGTGCCGGTGCTGGGGGAGGTGTCCATCCATGTCCTATCTTAATCCCCCTTACACCGACAATTTCAAGGAACTATGCGCCGCCATGCCCACCTTCTACTTGGATGTGGTGGAAATGCGGGCTGTCCTCCGGGCGCAAGGCCACCTGTTGGACGGAGTATGCGAAGGCGCGGAGAAGCTGGTGGACGCCAACTTTATCCTCACGGCGGATGAATCGACCATACGCCTGTGGGAAAAGGCACTCGACATCACCTACAGCGAAAACCTGACGCTGGACCAGCGCAGACGGGTGGTCATTGGCTATATCATCGGTCTGGGCCACATTGGGGAATCGGAAATACGGACGATCATCGGGCAGTACACAGAGATGCCGGTGGCGTTCTCCTTCATGCGCGGAGTTATAACCGTCCTTATCGACGGAGAAATCTTCGACGAGGACACTCTACTGGACACGTTACGGCGGCGCATACCGGCCCATCTGGGGCTGAATATGTCCATCCATATCCGAAAGCAGTATTACCAGGATGTTTCCGTGTCCATGATCGGGGTGGTCGAGAGCCGCTTCCGTCTGGAGCCTGTCACCCCGGAGCACATCAGTGTGACCGACCAGATTCAGTTCTGGCAAGGCGGAAGGTCTTGCGCCGAAATCAACGGCTTGCCACCCACACCGATGGAAACGTCGCACACGGCCTATTCCGTGGCCCAAGGCGGCCTTTCAAGGCTACACATAGTTACAGATACCCCCAGTGTCGAAAGGACCGCTGCGGGCATTAAAACGACCTCCGGGGGGCTTTACTGTCATACGCATATCAAATCAAAACTGATCGAATAGGAGGAAAGCAGATGTCCAAGTATGAAGACGGCAGCTATCAGTGCTTGCCTGGACCTGCACTGATAGCAAAGGTTCTGGCAGGCCGATGCCTCATGCGCTACACAAGGGCAGCGGTCGGCAAGGGCACACTTCCAGATGGGACCTCTCCAAAGGAGCTTACAGAGCCGCCGGAATATGTCATGGACGCAATGATTGCGTCTGTCACAAACCCGGTAAACGGAGAATGCCAGGTTACGGTGCAAATCAACAGCTCCGATGTGGAGACCGGATTTTTTGCCAACTACATCATTCTCTACGCCGAAGACCCGGACGAGGGAGAGGTCCCGTATACCTGCCTCAAAACAGAGGATGGCCTTGAATGGATCAGGCCAAAAACCAGCGCAGTCGGCAAGCTGGCGACATTTGACCTGATTGCCGCTGTGGGCGATGTGGATGCGGTGGCCGCTGTTATCGACCCGGAGTCCATTGTCACGGCGGAATACGTCGACCAATCCATGCAGAACCACAACGCAGACGCTGGCGCCCATCAGGATATGAGACGAGCAATCGAAACTGTTGGGACTGCGGCTGAAACCGCGCAGGAGGCAGCCGAAAGCGCCGCAGCTGCGGCGGATGAAGCAAAGCAGGCGGCAGCAGAAAACGCCAAGGGAATCCAAACTCTGGCTACACAGCAAAGTCAGCTTGTGGGCGGGATGGTCTGCTTGGCCGTTATCGACTTTTCCATCCCCGCCGATGCGTGGGTGAAGGATGAATCGGCAACCGGGCGCTATGCCTACTACGCAGATGTGTCCGACGAAACCGTGTCCTCGTCGCATCTTCCTGATGCGACCTTGGATATCAACAGCATGGAGGTCGCCTACAACTGCGGTCTGTGCCCGATGGTTCAAATCGCAGAGGATGGCAAGATCCGCTTCACGGCGCAGGAGGCACCTACTGACACCATTTCCGGCTCGTGCGCTCTTTGGGTAGAGGGCGGCGGAAGCGGTGGAGGCTCCTCCTCTGGGTCTGGCGGAACTTCTGGCTCCGGCAGCACATCTGGCGGTACATCTGGCGGTGGCTCCGGTGGCGGAGGCGACGCGACCACCACGGAGCCTTTCGTGGCCGAGGAAGCCACCTACGCCACAGAAGAAGCTGTCCAGGATATGCTGGACGATATCTTCTCTTGATATAGCGCAACAACGATTTAAGGAGGAACACGAACTATGGCATACAACGCAAGCAGCCTGGTCACGCTGGGCCTTTTGAAAACCGTGACCGCGAGGGTGCAGGAAGAAT